GCGAAATGATTGAAAGCATGATCCGCGCTGTTGATAACCTGATTTCCTACAAGCCCGTTCACGCCTCTCGCGGCAAGGTTACGCGGGCATCACCCGTTGCGGCGCTGTATGAGCTTAAGATGATATCTCACTGTTGCGATATGCCCGAACTGGTAGATCAAATGTGCTCGGTTACGATTGACTTCTCCCGAACGGAGCAAGGCTGGTCCCCTGACCGGGTTGACGCGCTGGTGTGGGGCGTGACTATTCTTTTCCCAACGCTGACAGCGACCCGCAAACATGATAACGGTGCGCCAATGGTTAGCCCGTCCTTTAGCATGGTGTGAATATGAAACTGACAGAAGAAAAACTGAAAGAGGCGCTTAAGCCGGTAGCTACAGCCCTGCAAAACACGGAACGGCACCGCCGCGAGGATTTATTCGACAGATACATGGCTGAGCCGTATGGCGATGAGAAGAAAGGCGCGTCTGGTTACTTGGCGACAGATGTTGCCGACACCGTAGAGGCCATTTTTGCCGAGGCGATGGACATATTCACAAGCAACGATGATCTGGCCGTGTTTTCACCGGTTGGCCCCGAGGATAAGGCGGCGGCGCGCCAAGAAACATCGATCATTCACCACCTTTTCAGAGAGGAAAACAACTCATTCGCGACGGTGGCCACATGGTTTAAAGAGGGCCTTATCGAGCAAAATGCCTATGTGCGCTCGGGGTGGGTCGAAAAAGAGCGGGTGACTATCGAGGAATACGAGGATTTGACCCTGCCCGAGTTCATGGTTGTCTATTCTCAGATCGAGAGCCAAGGCGGCGATTACGAAATCGAAAGGCTAGAGGGTGTCGAGCTATCAGAGGGGGGCGTTCCTGCCCCTATGGCTGGCGATGATGGGGAGCCGGAACCGATCAATGTTCGGGTGCGCTGCACAAAAACTGAAAAGCAATATGAGATTGAGCCTATCCCGCAAAACGAGTTCTTCATTACGCCGCGCTGGTCGAAAGTGACACTTGACGGCTGCCCCGCTTGCGGCCACCGGGCCAAAAAGAGCAAGGGTGAGTTGAAGGCGATGGGCTTCCACCCTGACAGCATAAAATTGCTGGGCGAGGCGGAGGAAACCAGCGCCGAAAGTACGCGGCATGAAACCAAAGACAACGACGATGATTTCAGCACCACAGATGAGCGGTTAGAGCTTTGTGAGGCTTATGTGATCACTGAGTACAAGGACGGCGAACGTCTTTTGAAGGTGTGGACAACCGGCAACGGTCGTGAGCCTCTAATGTGGAAAAACGGGGATATGGCTGCCGAGGAGGTGGAAAGTTCGCCGTTTTCCGCATGGACGCCATACATTGTCCCACATCGCCATGTAGGTCGATCCGTTGCCGAGCTTTCCAGCTCTATTCAGAAGTTGAAAACCGTCATCTGGCGGCAAACTTTGGATAATATGTACAAAACCAACTACCCTCGACCGGAAGTTAACGAGGAATTGGCGACAGAAAACACGTATAACGACCTTGCATCGCCGAGCGCGGGTGCGCCGATCAGGACTTTGGGTCAGGGCGCGATCTTTTGGCAAAAACCACCAACCATTCTTGGTGAAACGCTACCCCTTATGGAGCGCGCCGATCAAGACTTAGAAAAGCATGCGGGTGCGTCTCGGTATGCGCAAGGTCTGGACGCAAACGCCCTTTCGAAGTCACAAATAGGCTCAGAGGGTGTGCAAACGATCATGAGCGCCGCAATGCGCCGTATGCAGGTCGTTGTCAGGACGTTCGCGGAAACTGGGTTGCGTGATCTTTTCTTGAAAATGCACGCAGACATGCGGCGGGGGCCGGTGCGTCAACAGGTCATTGAGATGTCTGGTGAGTGGGTTGAGTTCAACCCTATTGAATGGCGTCGCCGTACTGACATGACCGTTTCAATCGGTACTGGACGAGGCGACAAGGAATCCAGATTGTCGGCCCTTAATTGGGTGCTCGCGCAGCAAAAGGAAGCACTTGCGGCGGAAGCCCCGAACGTTACGCCTTCGCACGTGTTTGAGACGCTTAAGGATATCACCCGCATTCTCGGCCTGAAAAGCATCGAGCCTTATATGGCCGACCCTGCAACGATACCGCCCCCACCAGAGGGCGCAGAAGAAGACGTTGACCCGGTTGCTCAGGCGCAGATTGCGCTTGCAGAAGCCGAGGGCCTTAAGGCGCAGGCCCAAATGGTCAAAGCTCAAACGGATCAAGGGAAGGCTCAAGCGGAGATCAGCTTCAAAGCCGAGGAAACCCGCCTTAATCGAGAGATAGCGGAATTTAAGGCCCAAGAGGCCGCCGCCATGCTTGAAATCAAGCGCACTGAATTGCAGATCAAGCAGGCCGATATGCAAATCAAAGAAGCCAAGGCGATCAATGAGATTGAGAATGATGCAGAAGATCGCGCTGCCGCATTGTTGGGTGGCGTGGAATGAGCATTTCGGATCGTTCACGGGAAATACTTACCCGAATTTTCAGCGACGATGCGACCGTGGAGGCCATCGCCGAACTTAAGGCCGACTTGACGAAATCGGCCACCTCAAGCCGAAATGACGAGGAAACTAGAAAGAGGCGTGCAATCCGAAGGGGATCAAGCCGAATGAAAATGAAATGGCAGCTTTTAAACACCACAAGTCTTTGCCGCTCACCTGATGATTTGGCGCTGGCCAGCACATCATCAGATGATGAAGGCGAACTGGTTGACGTTCTCTTTGCATCTGATGAGGCGGAAGCGCCAGATGTCAGCAACGACGAGCCTAAAGCTGATGGCGACGAAGATACGCCAGAGGGTGACCCAGAAGGCGACCCCGACGCCGAACTGAGCGACGAGGAAAAGGCCGCCAAAGATGCTGAGGGTGAAAATGAAGATCCGGACGCAGACCCAGACGCCGAGCTTGTTTTCACAGTAAAGATTGACGGCGTGGAGTCGGAGGCGACGGAATCGGATTTGATAGCGAGCTATCAGAAAGAGGCGGTTCACACAAAGAAATTTCAAGCGCTGGCTGAGGATCGCCGCGCTTTTGAGCAAGAACGCGAGGCCGAATTGGGGCAGCTTAAAAATGCGCTGTCTTATTACGCCTTGCCAACAGCGAAAGAACCTCGGCCCGAGGATTTCGCAGGAAAGCCCGAAGAATTTATGCAGGCATACGGACAATGGCAGGAGCAAAGCGCACGCCAATCCGAGGCTGCGCAGCTTCTAGAGGCTATAAACACTCAGGAAAACCAACGTGTTCTTGAGCGTGAAGCAGGGCTATTGAGAGAGAAAATTCCCGAGTGGTCAGACGAAACGGTGCGTCAAGCCGAGCTTGCCCAAATGGCAACAGTGGCAACGGATCGTTACGGCTTTACCCCCGAAGAATTTTCGCAATTGACCGATCACAGACTCTTACCCTTGTTGCGCGACGCGATGCGGATGGCCGAAATTGACGCCAAGCCCGTTGTCATGAAGCGCAAGACCGAGATTAAGCCGAAGTTGAATGCGGGCGCAAAAACCAAAATCGACCACAAGGCCGAGGCCCACGCCAAGGCGGTCGCAAAACTCAACAACGGAAAAGAAGTGAGCGACGACGATCTCACAAACATGCTTTTCCAGTAAAAAGGACTAAATCACATGGCAGTTCCAGCCAATACACAATCAGCGATTTCGATCACTGACAACCTGCGTGAAGACTTGAGTAACATTGTTTACAAGCTCGAGCCAGACGAAACCCCTGTTTACTCTATGGCCAAAAAGGTCAAAGCCAAAAAGCACGAGCATGATTGGCTGACTGACGGTCTGCGCCCAGCGAAAGACAACGCGAAGGTTGAAGGCGACAACAGTGTTGCGGGCATTCGGACGCCTCGCCCTCGCTTGCGCAACATGGTGCAAATCTTTGCCGACGAAGTTCGCCTTTCTGACACCGCCCAAATGGGCGACACGGCAGAAGGCAAAAAGCAAATGGCGATTGAGATTGCCAAAGAGTTGAAAGGTCACAAGCTCGACATTGAGCGTGCATTTTTCCAAAACCAAGCCAAGGTTGTAGGTGACGGGGCGACCGTTCCCAACCGCCTTGCGGGCCTTCCCGCGTGGGTAACAACTAACACCGTTGCGGGTGTCGGTGGTGTTGACCCAGCTGGAGATGGAACAGATGCGCGTACTGATGGCACGCTAGAGCCGTTCACCGAGGCTGACTTGAAAAAGGTCATGCAAGACATGTGGACGCAGGGTTCTATGGCTTCAATGGTCTATCTGTCTGCCGATCTGCAAAGCACGGCATCGGGCTTCACCGGCAATTCGCCTCGCCGCGAAATGAAGGACGCTGGTAAAGTGTCGAACTATATTGACGTTTACATAACGGACTTCACCGACAAAAAGGGCGTTGAGTTCATGCCGCACCGGCACATTCGCCAGACGGATGTCTTTGTGTCTGACAATGACACGATCCGCGTCGGGACATACATCGCAACGAAGCAAGAAAAGCTCGGCAAAACCGGCCTTTCCGACGCCGTTATGATCTCTACGCAGGCGACCTTGATTGTTGGCAATGAGGCGAAAATCGGCGGCATCTTTGACCGCGAAGCTGTATAAGCTGGCGCAATAACGGGGCGGCCTAACCACGGGCCGCCTTTCACCATTCAAAACGGGTTTCATTATGACTAAAGCCAAAGAAACAAAAGCGGACACCAAGGCCGAGGCGACGGCGCCCGATCCGGTCGATATGGACGCCCTGCGCGAACAGATCAGGGCCGAGGAGGCTGATAAGCTGCGCGCCGAAATGGTTGATCGTCAGGAGGCAGAAGCGGCAAAGCAAGCGGAGATGGACGCCGCCAACAATGAGCTGGTTACGGTCGTTTGCGCTGGCAGCAACGTTCACACCTCAAAGGGCAAGATTACAAAAGGCATGAAAAAACGCCTGCCCGAAAATGAAGCGGCTTTGCTCTCAAAGAAGGGTCTCGTTAACCCCGCTTAACGCAGACCGTTGGACGAATTGAGCCGCCTCGGATACACTCGGGGCGGCTTTTCTGTTTTAAAAAGGGTAAAGACATGACCACTTCGAAAGCTCAGACCACGATCAAGTCGATTGACGAGGGTGTTTTGATTGAGCGCACGCAAGATGTCGAGCCGATCATTGATGACGTGCGAGAACGTCAAAGTTCTGGACAGGTCGGATCAACAGAAATGCGTCACGTTGGGCGGATTCCTACGGTTGTTCTTGAGGATGCTTGCCAAAAGTTAGGCGTTGACATGACGGATCGCGAGGCCGTGCGTGAAGTGATATACAACAAGATCACGTCGGGCGCTTGGTCTAAATTTCAGGTCCATAAGAGGGGGTACTAAATGAATTATGGCGAACTAAAAGAGCGCTTGCTTGAGATATTGGGCCGCCCCGTTATGCCGCTCGCTCAGACAATGGCGCGCGGAATGCTGGACCGAGAATTGCGCATTATCGAAATGGAAAAGACCGCCATGATTGCGGCCACAGGTGGCGTCATTTCGTTGCCTGATGATTTCATAGAACCGCAATCGTTGCAGGACGAGAGCGGATGCTTTTACACGCCGATAAGCCCCGAACGTATGGCGGTTGTGTCTGGCGAAGGTGGCAAGCCAAACTTCGCGCTCGGCAATGGTTATATGGTGCTATCGACAAAGCCGGTTGATGGATCGATGTTCAAGCTGGTCTACTTTTCAAAGCTGGATCAGCTTAGTGAGAGTACAGATGAGAGCGCAGCATTGACCGCCGCGCCCGAGGCATTTGTTTATTCCTTATTGCTTCACCACGCCAAGTTGATCCGTGATGCTGGCGCAGTCCAAACGTGGGAAGGTGAGGCAATGCGGTCCATTGCTGCAGCTAACATGGCGGCCACAAAGGCGCGCTTTAACGGTGGTACGCTTGAGGTTACGCCGTTACAACAACCCCGGCCTTGTGATCTGCGACAACGTATTCGCGGAAAATATCGCCTATAAGCCAATCAGGTCGCCTGTATCTATCGGGATATCGATCGCGGGGCAGGTTCGCGGGGCGTGGCGCGTTGATATTGCCGAGACGGATTCGGTTATGATCGTGGGTACGGAAACCGACCTTTATGTTCTGCGCAGCGGTGTGTTCATCCCGTCAGGACTCGGCCTATCTTTAGCCTTGGACGAAACATGGTCATTTGACCAGCTTGGCAGATCGGTCTACGCGACATGTAGAACAGGCGGGCTTTTCAGGCTTGAAAACATAATATCTGATAACACATTTTTGCCTTGCCCCGGCGCACCGCCACGGGCCGCCACGCTGGACACGATTGGCGACTTCCTTTTCCTAGGAAACATGAATGACATTGACGGCACGGAACAGCCGTATCGGGTGCGCTGGTCTTTACTGATATAGGCCGCCAGAGTGGCTTTGTTGATATGCCCGCCCGGTATGGTGCGGTAACGGGTATTTTTGGCAACCGCTTTGACCTTATCTTTCAGCGCCATGGGATTTCAAGAATTTGGTATGTTGGCGGGCCTACGGTATTTGCGAAAGAGGTGATTGAGGATGAACGCGGCTGCCCTGCACCGGATTCCATCGTTCGAGTTGGCGGTCATGTTTACTTTCTGGCAAGCGATGGGTTCTGTCGCACCGATGGGTCTGGCGTTGATGTCATGAGTTCTGACCGGGTTTGGGCGTTTTTCAAGGATGCGCTGCGCGACGGATATCTATTCCGCACGCAAGGCGCTGTTGATTGGGCCAATAGATCGATCATTTGGTCATATTATCCGCGCGGGTTTACGTCATATCGGCGTCAAATAATATACAATTGGGGTCTGGATCGTTGGACAACGGCCAGTTTCGAGGCTGATTGGCTGATTGAGGGAACCCGCACAACGACAAGCATTGATGAAACCGACCCATCACTGCCGGATGATGACATTTTGGACATTGACGGGCCTTCTTTTGATAGCGAATTTTACCTTTCGCAGGGGCGGGCCTTAATGGCTATGGTTGGTCAGGATTTCGCGGCATTCCTCGGGGGCAATCTAAGGGCAACCTTTGAAACGGGCGATTTTCAGCCCGAAACCGGGAAGCGCTCTTTTGTTCGGGGTGTTTTCCCCCTCGTGGAAAGCCAAGAGCGGAGCGTGACGGCTGCAATTGCCGGTCGCGAATGGACCGGCGACGTTAAAACGTTCACACCGCTTTCCCCCCAAGGACCGCTTGGGTTCTGCCCTGTTATTTCAGACGCCCGCTTTCAATCAGTTAGGCTTGAAGTGCCAACGAATGCGGATTGGGAAAAGGCGAGCGGTTTTCAAGTTGATTGGGAGGCGAGTGGCGAAGCATGAGCGATAGAAACTCAAGGCCATCGGTATTCACAAGGGACGCGTTATCGCGCACGGCGTCGCGAGTTTACCCATTCAGAGGGTTAAAAGTGGCCGCTACCAGCTTGGCTGCCGCCGATGAGATTGTGACCGCGCCCGAAAATGAGATCTTGCTATTTCAGGCGCTAAATTTCAGCAATGGAGCCAACGCCTCAACCTTCATCACCTTCCTTTCGGTGCCGGGCGGGGTGGCACCGGGTGATGAGCATATCGTTATCGATCAAATCGAAGTGCCTAGTAATGGCTATATATCGCTGACGGCTCACTTTATGATTGAGCCGCTTGAGCGTTTTCTTGTCTTTGCCAGCAACGAAAACACTGTGAGGGTTTCGGGATGGATGACAGCACACCTATAGTGCGGGCGGTGCCTGCAAATGAGTTCCCGGTATGGTACGACCGTCTGACATGGCATTTCCAGAGCTTTGCGGATAGATCGAGCGGCGGCAATACCGTCGAGAGCATCGTTAAAAGCGTCATGGATCGCGAAACGCAATGTTGGGTGGTGATGGCGGGCGAGGAAATAAAGGCTTGCGCACTCACACACATTGCGAGCGATGCGGGCAAGACTTGCGTTGTCTTGGCTTGCGCTGGTGCCGACTTTAAAGACTGGTTTGAAATTCTAGCGAAAACGCTATATGACTGGTCGAAAGAAGTAGGCTCAAACAAGTTTGAAATTCACGCCCGGCCCGGGTGGGAAAAATATCTCAAGCACTTGGGAATGAAAAAAACCCATATCGTTATGGAGCTAATCTAATGTCAAAAGCGAAAACCACGACCTCAAACGAAGTTGACCCGTTTATCCCAAGCAACAGCACGTTTAACCTATTCCAAGACCGAGCGTCGGATAGCATCACGCCAGAGTTTCAGCAGTCGTTGGCATCGGCCACAAATGCGTTTAACAGCGCCGCTGCAACGCCGGATTACGCCCCCGGCCTCTTATCGACCGCATTCCGCGCGCAAGACCCAAGCATTCGCTCAGGTGCATTCGATCAGGTAAAGCAGAACGTTGCGAATGATGTTTTGGCAGGCGTCAACAGCACTTTCGGCGCGTCAGGAATGACCGGATCGTCACTTCACCAGCAAAACTTGGCGCGCGGGTTGACCGAGGGCATTGCCAATGTCGAGAATCAAGCATTCCAGCAAGGGGAGGATCGTGCTTTGCAGGGTGCTAACTTGGTTAATACCGCGTTTGGACAGAACTTTGCCCGCGATCTGGCGGTCGGCCAAGCGTTTCAAGGTGCTGGCACTGCCTCACAGACGGCGCAGCAAAATGCGCTCAACGCCTTGCTTTCATCCGCAACTGGCGGCGCGTCGCAAACACAAACGCAATCGCAAAGCCCCGGCCTCTTTGGAGCACTTGGCGCAGGCTTGCAGGTTGCGTCATTGTTTTCTGACAAGAATCTCAAAGAGGATGAAAAGCGAGTTGGCCAAATGGACGATGGCACCCCAATTTATACTTACAAGTACAGGGAAGGGTTCGCACCATCTGCCGAGCTTGAGGGCGTGACCATGATGGGCGTGATGGCCCAAGACGTTAAAGGGAATGCCGTGGAGGCTGACACGAGCGGCTTCCTGCGCGTTAATTATGG